AGCCGCCGGTGACCGTGCCGGTCGAGGGGCTGTAGGATCCGCCGTTATTGATGCGGCGGAACGTGAGGTCATAGCCGTGATCCCGGAGGAGCGCGACGACATCCTTTTGCATCTGCGCGCTGGTTGCCATGATGGATCAATACTCGTCGAGGGGATTGCTAAATCGCGGGGGGTTCGTGAACTCTTCGATCCGAAACGCCCCCGAAACGCGATCCGGATCTGTCTCGACTGCGGCCATGTCAGAAATTGACATCCCCCCGGCGTCGGGAACGCCGAGCCCGACGGATCCGAGCCGCTTACTGTCTTTCGTAAGCCGCACCGCAAGTTCGGCGTATTGCGCCGCGCGCTGCGAGTAGGACGACGAGACGCTTTCAACGCTGCTATCGACAAGGCGCGCATATTTTGCGGAGAGTGTTCGGCATATGACCGCGCCCGCGACATAGACGTCGTCGGAGCCCTGCGAGAGCGCAAAGGCGATCTCTTCGTCGCTAACTTGCTGATCGGTCGTGTCCGTGTCCCCTACGAGGAGGCGCACGGCATCACGCCGCGTTGTTGCGCTCGTTGTGCCGGGCGCTCCCCCGTAGGTCCACGTCATTCTGTCACCTTTTTCGCTCGCGTCTTTTTGACGGGTGCAGGTTCCAAGGCGTCCTCGGCAATATTTTCGCCGAGGCCGTTTTCACTGAGGTCGATTTCAGGATTTCCGAGCTGATAATGGCGCACCTTGCCAGCTCGGAATAGGAGCTCGACCTTCTCTGCGGCAATTCCGAGGGCTTGCCAATCAAACGCCGCACCGCGATTAAACCGACGCCCGTGAGCCACGAACGCGCGGAACGCAAAGAGCGGCTCCGATTTCTGGAAAGATCGTTGCTCAAGCGTCTTCATGCGACGATTGCGTCCCAAAAGTAGCCCAGCGACGACGACACCAGCTTGTGATCGTAGTGCGCGCGAGCGCGGATCACGTCGGTATCTTCCTCGTCGCGGCGCTTGGTGTCGACGACGAACCCGTATTCGTTCGTGCCGCCAAGATAGCCCGCCCAGGAGAAGGTGTAGCCCGCTGCCGGCGTCATGATGCTCGGCGCTGCGGGGCGGTAGGTCAGCAAGCACTTTTTCCCCAGAATGAACGAGTGAGCGGCGGTGTCGCCCTCTGCTGCGGTGTTCTGGATTGCCTCGCCGACCATGACCTCATCAACCTCAAAGATCTGCGCGAGCAGGTTCAGCGAGGCAATCGACGGTTGCGCGGTGGTCGCGCCGCCGTTGATGCGGCCCTGCACGTCTGGGTGATCAATCAGCGTCGAGTAAACCTGACGGCCCATGACCATCACGTTCGGCTTGATGCCGGTCGATCCCAAGATTGTGTCAATGCCGGTGCGGACGTTGCCGATCGGGTCGCCCGAGGTCGCGTCAGACCATTTGATGACCTGATTGGTTGAAGGCGAAGATGTGACGCCAGTGATGTCCGTGGCCCATAGCCCGGTCGTGAAGAAGGACGACGAGAAGTCGTTCTCTTTTGAGATGAGCATCTGGTGGGTCGCCAGCTCGGCGGCTGCGCGAGCAGGATCAACGGCTGCGTCTGCGTTAGCGCGGAGCTGATCGGGGATCGGGATTGAGACGCCGTATTCTTCGCAGAAATAGGTGTCGTTTGAGACGGCGTAACCGACTTCCGAGACGCGCGCACCGGCGGCGCGCTTCTTAGCGCCGTTGCGGTTGAAATAGGAGCGGTCGAACGTGAAGTATTTGTCCGACTGCTTCTGAACTGGCACGTTCTGAAAGACGCGCGAAGCGACGAAGCTCTGCGGGTTTTGCAGCAATGCCAGAGAAATGTTTGTAAGAGCTGCGTCGATGTGGAACGAGCTAACGTTAGGTTGCGGCATGATCTATATCCCCCTGCCTTATACTGCGCCGCGCGGATGGAACAGGATCTCAATGATCCGTCCACTGGCGCCGGTTTCAAGAGCCGTCCCGAGAATGAGGTTCGTCGAGGTGGCGGTGACAGCTTGGCCAGAGGCGTTAGACATGACCGGACCGCCGCGGGTAACAGTGCCCCCGCAAACGACTTTGGTCTTGCCCATGATCGCCACAAGAGCGGCGCGACCAGCGGCTGCGGGTGCATCTTGTAGGACGCCTTGCGCGATCACGCCTGCGCCCGTCGGGTCGATCTGACCGTCCGATGCCACCGAAACAAAGTAAAACTGCTTTGCCGAGAGATCCTGTCCGGCCTCGAGCGACACGCAGAGCATATTTTCTTGAGTTGCCATCTTGGCCCCCTTTACTTAACGTTGCGTTTAGCGAAGAGCTCCGCGCCGCGACCGGTGAGCGTCACGTCGGCGAATGCCTTGGCGAACGTCACCTTTTTCTCGGCTGCATATTCTTCGGCCATCTTGTTGAGCTCGGTCATCGCGTCGGTCTCTTCCGGTGCGACCGTGCCAAACTCGCGGGTCAGCTTCGAGGCGAGAGTGTTTGCGCCTTTAAGCATAGCGTGAGCGGCTTTGCGGACCTCGTCGTCAGCGATCGCGTCGACCGCCTTGAGAACCGCGCCCTTCATCGCCGGAGCGCCCGATAGATGCGGGATTTCGGCGCTGACGCGCTTGACCAGCTCTTCGGCTTCCAGCTTCTTCGTCACTTCGGCCAGCTCTCCGGCCTGCTTCGAGATCATAGCGAGGACGCTTGCGGGGAGCGCGCTTTTCAGCACGGCCTCGCCAGAGACTTCGATGTAATCCTCGGCTTTACGCTTTTCGACGGTGACTGCTTCGTCGGCGATCTGCACGACGTAGCCCTCGGTCTCGAGCGACTTCACAAGTGCGTCGCGAGATGCCTCGAGGCGCTTGTTTGCTGCCTCGAGCTCTTCGAGGCGCTTCTCTTGATCGGACATCGAACGGTCTCCTTTGCCCAGATCGCCGGTCGGTCCGGCCCCCTTGTTGCGCCTCATACGCGCAACTTGATCGCGGGCGTCTGCCTCTGACATTCCCCCAGCGATCAATTCTTGAATCTTCATCTCGTCGGGCGTGGCGCGCTTGAACATAACGACACGCGCTGCGGGGTTGGCGGGCTCGTCGACGAGCGATAGCTCGATCAGCTCAAGATCTGTCACGTTAAACGGCATTGCGTTTCCCTAGGCCCCCGATTGAGAACGCGGCAAGCTCGCCGCTCTTCACCCTATCCCATACACCATTGTCGTGCACTTTCATAGCCACGATCCATCCTTCTAGCGCGGAATGCACGCCCAGCGCCTCTCCCAACGTTTTGGTGAGCGGGAAGGAATGTATAACCTCTCCGATCTGCTCGCCTTCGTGCATCGCTTTGGCGACGCGCACGTCGAGCATGAAGCGATCTGCCGCTTTCGTCATAACATCGGCCGAGATGATGTCGCCCTGCCGATCAACCATAGGCTTTCCATCGACCGAGACGACCGACGCCCAGCCCCAGACAATCCGCGCCTCGTCATCGAGCTTGATGATCTTCGCCGCGCGCTTCTCCATCGTCGCCTCCATCACGGCCTCGATCGCCGCGCTGACGACGCTTTCGATCAGCTCCGCCGCCGGGTTCTCGACCTCGGCCCCGTCTGGCCCGACCATGCCGGTCTGTCCGACGAGCTCGAGGTAGGCTTCATGGCTCTCGCCCGGCATATAGAATGCCTGCCCGTCCGGTCCTTCGGTCATGTGAGCGACCAGCCCGAGCCCGAGCTGGTGCGACCGCTGCACCGCCTCGATGACCGTCGTGAAGACGTCGTCCGAGATTTGCCGCTTCTTCATTTGTCCCATATTTGTCCTCTTTTCCTAGTTTTTGCGCGCTCTTAATCAATATCTTCAAGCCATCCGTAGAAGCCTGCCGAAGCGGTCGCTGCCTTGCCCGTCGTGACGCGAAAACCAAGGATCGCGCCGGCTGGAAATGACGCCAGCGCGCCATCCGCGAGCGTTGTTGTGTTGTCTTGCAGTTCGATCGTGCCCTGCCGGAAGAGCAAACCGACGTCCTCAAAGCGGTCGACGGTCCCGTCGAGATTCCCGATCATTGACGCGACAAACGAGACCTGCACCTTCGCCGCTGCGCCGCCCGACGAGGATCCCGCAAAGATCGAGTGCACGATCAGCCGCTTGCCTGC